TCACCACCTCAGCACGATGCAGCCGTTGCCCCCACGGTGACCCTTCGCCTGCTCTCTTTTCTTCGCGCTGGGGCCCCCCTTCCCTCCGGCTCCACTGCCCTTCGGGCATCCGGCAGGCAGGGCCCCGGTCTGGCCCCCCGCACCTCCATACACATCGCGGCCTTCTTGACCGTCACCTCCGGCGGCGAAGGAAGCCGGAGCGACTCTCTGTCCCCTCACGTTGCACGCGGCAGTGGCGCCACCCTTGCCGTTATAACCGTCCTCGCGCTCGTATCCGGAGTGGCCAGGACCGCCCGCAGCGGCACCCACTGAGAAGGCAGCAGGATTGCCTCGGCCTCCACCACTGGTGGGAATCACGTCCGAAGAGCTGGCCAAACCGCCTGGGGCAAGGGCACTGCCGGGAGCGAAACCGCCGCCGACGCCGCCACGGCCTGGCGTGATGTACATCCGTGTCTTCGGCGGCACAGGAACTGTGCAGCGGACGATAGCCCCAGCTCCGCCGCCTTGCCCACCGGCATACGACGTCTCCGACCCGGCTCCACCCCCAGCTCCGCCCCCGACCACGTCAATGGTCACGGTGGTGACCCCGTTCGGCACCGTGAAGATGTGTCCACGGTCCGAAGGCAGGAAGACCTTCGATCTTGCCGCTGCCAGCTGCGAGGGACTGGCCGTCGCGGTGGCACCCGGTGATGCGCCCAGCGCCAGCCCTGCCACAACCGTCCCGGTCAGCACCCTGCGGAGCACGGTGTACACGCTGTACCTCCTCGGCCGGTCAGCTGTCGCACACGGGGGGAACGAGCTGGTCGCTGACGTCGCCGATCGCCCCGCAGACAATGGTCTGGACTGGGCCGTCGGCTTGGGCTGGTGTGGCCACGGCCACACCAGCGAGAGCGAGCACGATGCCCGCCGTACAGGCGCCGAGGGCGCGACGGATGCTGTTGATGACTGGCCTCCCTGGAACGCGGCGGCCGGTTGGCCGCTCTGCACACAGGGAAGCTGCCCTTCCGGTCATCTGTTGATACGCCAGTCCATGGATGCGCAAGAGCCAGTCAAGGGCGCGCGAGGACATACGCACGCCGTGTGCCTCAAGAAACCAGCGCGCTCAAAAGTCCGGAGTTGCCCGAGCCGAATGACTCCGACCCATCAGACACGCCCTAAGGCGGTGTCCGCCCCGAAGAGCAACGCGATCTTCACGTCAGTCTTGCCGAGCGATTCGGCAACGGTCTTCAGGGCCTGGTCGAGCCCGGTCTCACCTTGCGGTGCGGGCGGTGTGCTGCTCATAGTTCTTCTCCTCTTGGACGTGCAAAAGAGCCCGAGCAGCACGCGCTGCTCGGGCTCTCGGGGGTGGTCGCTCGGCGCCGTCCGGCTTGGCCCCGACCACTGGCCGGGGCCACAACGCAGAGGTCAGTTCCCCGGAAGGGTCTCCCTCAGGTACTGACGGGCGGCATCGACGTAGTCCTCGCGCGCCTTCTTGTACTCGACCCAGGCTTGGCCTTCCTCGTCCTTCGCCTTTCGAAGCTTGGCGACTTCGGTGACGAGGGCCATGGCTTCCTTGCGGGGGCCCGTGTCCTCGACGTCGATCACGTTGAACATCTCGCGAGTCTTGGCGAACGCCTCGTCCAGGACCGCGCGCAGGGTGTCAGCGTCGGGGTAGTGCCCTGTCGCCTTGTTCCATGCCACGTCGGCTTCCGCGTCGATGGCGGTCAGGAAGGCTGCGTAGGAGTCGCGCCGGGCCACGTACAGCGTGTGGGGTGAGCTGGTCATATGAACTCCGTGCGTCGTCACGTGCGTGCCGGGATGCCCCAGGCGGCCTCACGCTACTCCCGTGGGGTCGCTGATCACGGGGATACCGGCGGTGTCACCTCTTACGAGCGACCATCGAATGGGAGAGCGTTGAGGGGCTGCTGGCGCATGGCCGGCAGCCCCTCAACCTCTCTGTGGCGCCCTAGCAATCGGTGTTCGAGACGCCCGGGTCGTAGTAGCGAACCGAGCGATGGGGGGAGAGAACGACGCTCTTCTTCTGTCCGGTCGGACCGCACTCGGCGTCCGGCGCGCACACCAGTTGAGGGGAGCACGTGTTGAAACTGGGCTGGCAGTCCGGGGTGCATACGACGTCGGGCTTCTTGTCTTTGCCCATGGAGTGCTTCTCCGGGAAGACCTCCGCCAGGCTGGCGACCGCCGCACGCATCTGCTCACCGCGGTAGATGTCGGTGAGGGAGTTGTGGTGGACGTTGCCTACCGGCATCCATCGGGAGAACACGCACGGCCAGACGTCCCCCCATGGCGAGATAGCGAACTTTCGCACCCCGCACTGGCCGCACAGGTTCTTGATGTCCGGGGCACGGCCATCTGCGCCTCGACCGAACTGCCGGAGGCGATCAACCCTGACGTCGTAGAACCCGACCTGTAGCAGCTCCTCCCGGGCCTGATCGTGCCTCTGCCCATCGAGGACCTTGATCACGGACGCCCGAAGGGGAATGCCCCGCGCCTTGGCCTCTTCGATGGTGGCCCGTGTGCGGGCATGAGACCCGACGGTGTCCGTGACGTCTTCGTGGTCCTCCGGGTCATCGGAGTAGTAGCTGAAGGCCAGGCGTACGCCCGGGAGCTGGAGGGCCTGCCACACGTTCTCGGAGATGTGTGTGAGGTTGCTGAAGACCTCGACCTTCAGGCCGGCGGCCAGGGCGTGGCGGATGAGGGTCGGCAGGTCGGGGTGCAACGTCGGTTCGCCGCCGATGAACTGCGTGTGCCTGACGCCCAGTTGGCGCAGTTGATCAATGACGCGCAGCCAGTCAGCCGTGGCCATGTCGCCGTGGGTGCCCTTCGGTGACGAACTTGCATAGCAGTGACGGCAGCGCAGGTTGCAGAACTCTGTGATCTCCAACCAGGCGAACAGTGGGGACAGGGGCGGTAACGCGCTCACGTGCGCTCCTCTCTGGAACGGACACACGAACTGCATAGGGGCCTGCCTCCCCACCGGGGGGTATCGGGGGTGAGGCCCGTCATCCGGTGGAGAGGCAGGCGGCTCAGGTGCGGTGGGCCGCGCCGTGGAGGGAGAGCCACACGACGGTGCAGCAGAGGGCGACGACAAGGCTGGCCATGACCAATCCCCCGATCACCCCCGCCACGTTGGTCCACGAGGTGCTCCGGTGTGCCGCGTGGCGCCTCATCGGGCGTTCACCGGGTGTGCCGGGTGTGCGGTACGAAAATGGGAACGAAGCGCCTCGTCCAACCGAGCCACGGCCAGCCGGAAGCATTCGGCGCAGACGCGGGCCGGCGCGGAACTGGACGGCCCGCTGCCGTGCGCCACGGGGACGGGGTGAGTCGTCAGGGGCTGCCGCATGTCATGCCCTCTTCCGTAAGGAACCGCGGCGACGGCGGCCGCGGGAGGTCTGGGTGTCCGGCGTTCTTTTAGGGGCGTCTCTGTCCTTCGGGAGCACGTAGGCGAGGCCCTCCGTGACCGTGCGGAACAGCTCGTGCATGTCCCGGCCGGTGTGCGCCATGCAGGCGTCCTGCACGCGTTCGGGCGCCTCTTCTCTTTCGGCCTTCCACGTACAGCTCAGGCAGTCCGCGCCATACATCACGGTCTGCTGATGTACGACGATCTCGTGGGTGGGTTCGTCTACGGCGGCATCCGTCGCCAGGGGGTCCCGGAAAGTGGTGCCGAGGCCGTCCCGGTCGCTGTCGGCCAGGGGAACCTGAATCTTCGGCGGCCTCGGCCACTCGCGGGTGCCCGGAGCCTGACGGAGTACGTAGGAAATCCCCTGGGCCCGGGTGCAGAACTGCACGTGCCCGTTCCTGGACGCGAGGCCATGCTCCACGCAAGCGTCGTGCACGACCTCAGCCGACCTTTTCCCCTTGATCCTCCACGTACAGCCCAGGCAGGCCGCGCCGTATGTAACGGTCGCCGGGTGGACGGTGATCTTGTGGGGAACGTGCCCGATGACGGCGCGCATCACCGCGGCCCTCTTTCGCGCGGAGACAGCGCGCGTACCGGCAGCGCCTCCGCGTCGGCCGGGTGCGTCGGCTGACGCGGCGAGGCCGCCCCATTCGCCGACGCATGGCGGTGACTGTGACGGTCAATGGCGCCGACCAGTAGCGCGACAGCCTTCCTCCTACCCTCGCCGGCGGCCTTGTCCCTAGCGCTTAAGAGCTTGCCGAGCGCCTCGCAGCAGGGCAGTTCGGCCACATCACCGGGCGGGGAGGACTCGGGGTTGTCCACGTTTCCCTTGAGCGCATGACGCACCAGGAGGACTCCACCGGGCCCGCGCTGGGCAGCGCGGATCAAAGCGGCCCGTGCGCTGCTTCGCCGCGCGGCAGCGTTGACGCCGACGGCTTCAAGCCTCCCGCCCGTCTTCCGGGACGGCGCCCCACCGCTCTTATGCGATCCCGACTCGTTCATGAGTAACCCGCTTACAGAATTGAGTAGTTGATCTTTCGTGAGATGGTGATCAGTCCCGTAACGATCTGCGGGGGACGGTTTTTGAAGATCAACACCCGGCCCCCCGGCGCTGCCACCATGTTGATCACGGGATGCCACGCTCCATCGATGTCGACAAAGTCGTGGAGCTTGATCATCGCGGGCTGGACCCGGAGCAGTTCCATGCCCAACGGCGGGGGCAGCCGACTCTCCGCCTCCTCCTGGCCGCCGCCGATCACCGGGTGGCCTTGTCACCGCGGGGTTCGAGGTCGCGAATCATCGCTCGCCACTCATAACCGCCACGGGGAGGCAGGAGCCACACGAAGGACGGCGGTGGGTCATCGCGCAGGCGGATGGGCCCACCAATGCCACGGACCACCCCGACTCGATCCACGGTCGTGTCGAGAACGAGCTTCCCGACGGCCACCCAGTCGGGTACCGGCGCGACCTCAGGTTGGGTCCTGGTCACAACATGCCCCCTATGCAGCACATACGTACCTGTAGGAGGTATGTCGCCCCTTCCCGGAGATGACTCATTTGGTCCGCCGATCCGTCATCGCCATTGCGCTGCACGCGAGCGTGGCCTTTGGCGCGGAGATTCGTTGGCAGGCGTCGGCCCAGGACTGGACGCGCAGCATCTCCTCTGACGGCACGATGCATCCTCGGCGCCCGGCTGACCCCTGGGCCGACACTCCGACGATCCCCCAGCCGCCGAGTGGCCGGAAGGTTTCACATGGGTTTCAAGGCCCATCCGGCGCCCTGGACAGGTGAGTTGGTCACGTTAAGTTGTCTCATCATCAGCAGAGGAGTTGCTGTGATCGACACCAGGTCAGCCGTTCTATTGCACCCCCTCGCCTTCGTCCGGGAGCAACTGGGCATGGGCAAGATGCAGTTCGCCACCGCCGTTCGCCGCCATGGCGAACGGCTCGGTCATCACTTGGGCACCACTCGCTCCACCATCTACAAGTGGGAGCGAGGCGACCATGCGCCCGACGCGGTCACTCAACTGGTGATTGCCGACTACCTCCACTCCTCTGGGCTGCGCGTCTCCGTGGAGGCCCTCGGACAAAAGCCCTGGCCCCTGTGGCTCCCCGCTTGGGAGGATCAAGTCATTGCGGCCCCGTGGACCCAGAGGTCTACGCTGGAGGCTCTGACGGCACTAGGGAGTGAACCAGTGGACCGAAGGGGTTTTATCGGGATCAGCGGCGCTGCGCTCGCCGGCATTGGTACGCAGTGGGCAACCGCTGACCCCGCCTTGGCAGCAGCCACGAAGGGCGACCAGATCACCAGCCGCACGGTAGATCGAATGGCCGTGCGTATCGAGTCCATCCGGGCCATGGAGCAGGACACCGGCGGCGTGGACTTCCTCGACTCGGCACGCGCCGATCTGGAACTGCTCACACGCATGATCAGCAACAGCCGCTACACCGACGACATCGGCAAGAGGCTGTACACCCTCGCCGCCGAGGTGTGCTGCCTGCTGGGGTGGATGAGCTACGACGCAGGTCTCCAAGCGGCGGCGCAGAAGAACTACACGACGTCGCTGCGGGCCGCCAAGACGGCCAACGACGACATGTTGGGCGCTCACACGCTGTGCTTCATGGCGACGCAGGCGTCCAATCACCAAGAGCAGCGAGCGGCAGTGGGCCTCATGGAGTCGGCGAGCAGCGTCAGCGGTCGCGTCCCGCCGGCCATGCAATCCTCGCTGGCGGCTCACGAAACGACCGTTCTTTGCAAGGCTGGTGAACATAAGCGGGCTGCTCAAGCGCTCAACAGGGCGTTCTCCGCTCTGGAACGGGCGAGCGACGACCGTCCTGCCTACCTGCGGTGGTTCGGTGAATCGCAGCTCAGGTCAACGGAAGGACGGTTTCTGCTCGCCACCGGCCAGGCCGGCCGAGCGACAGACGCACTCGAAAAGTCCGTGACGCACGCTGCCCCACGAGACCAGGCCGTTCGTTGTGGAACGCTCGCCCTCGCCTACCAGCGGGCCGGTGATCTGGATGGAGCTCTCGACGCAACCGAACGGGCCATCAAGGCACTCAGTACAGGGATTCACACTCAGAGGGGCGTGCAGCGCCTTCAGGAGGTCAGCAAGGCCCTGGCCGGACACCGCTCCGAACCTCGCGTGAAGGAAGCTCGCGCCCACATTGCATCCCTGGCCGCGGCCTAACTCGCTGCGAGAACAGGCAGGAAATGCAAATAGCGCCCCCCGCCCCGGTCTGTGACCGGGGCGGGGGGCGCTATTCAGTGGGTGGTGGTCGCCTGCCAGACGGACACGATCACCGCGGCGATGCTGACTAGGGCGGCGAGGGACGGCAGGGGCCACCGGCCGCGCTCGACGGCAGCCACGCGGGAGTCGAGGTCGGTTAGGCGCTGGTCAGTCTGGTCATCCCTCTGGACCAAAAGGGCGAGTGCACCGTCGGCGCGCGCGAATCCGACCTCCACGACGCCGCGGAGCTTCTCTAGCTCCAGGGCGACATCCGAGGGGGTCGGGTCGGTCACACGGCCCCCTTGTCCGTGGAGGCTGAGGGGATGGCCGGTTCGGTGCGCAGCCATCGGGGCAGGAGTGCCTGCACCCCGGGGATGGCCATGATCCGGGTAAGGCCGGCGGCGACGGCGAGGGCGCCGGCCGCCCATGGGAGGGTCGCGGGGATGCCGGACGCGTCCACGATGACGGGCAGGAGCGCGGCGAGGGTGATCGCGGTCTGAACGGTGGTGCGGATGGTGCGACGGGTGGCGTCGGTCATACGTCGTGGGGCTTTCTCTGGGCGCAGGGGTTAGGTGTCGATGTCGATCAGCGCGGGGATGGGTGCGCCGCGGGTGAGGGCGCGTTGGGCAAGGTGTTCGATGGCCGTCGCGGCCTGAAGTGGCACAACGCCGTTGCCAAGGGCCTTGAGCTGGGCGGCTCGGGACAGTCCGGGAACGGCAGTGACGTGGCCTGGGGGAAGACCCATCATCCACTCCACCAGCAAGGGGCTCAGGCGTCCCATAGCGTCGGTTGGGCGGGGAGCGGTACGGCCGATGACAGGGGCCCATCGGGCCACGGCCCCGGCATATGGTCCCCAGATTTCTTCCGGCGCGAGCACGGAGGCGGGGTCTGGCGCATCTGCGACGCGTGCCGCCTGCCGATCCGCGTGCCCGACGAGATGGTGGTGCGATTCCTCGCGTGGGGCGGTGTGGCAGGACCGGCCACGGTGCAGACCTCCGCGGCCAGGGATCGGCCGTGTGTCCCGGCTTCCTGTGACGGGGTGCGGCGCGTCTGCCGGTCCTCGTTCGGCGACGCTCTGGGCGTGGGGAGCAGGTCGATGGCGGTGCGCAGGTTCATGCCCCCGGCCCGGCCCTGGTGTCCCGCCCCGGCCGCTTCGGAGGCTGAGGGGGTGGGCAGGAGAAGGGCGGCAGCGGTCGGACAGCGCGGCTGACGTCCGCCCGGCCGGATCGGAGCAGCCGGACCGGTCAGCGTGCCGCCGGCGACGGGCAGCCAACCCGGCAGGGTCTGACCTGCGGCCGGGCCGTGGCGAGTGGCCTGGGTCGGTCGGCCAGGTGAGGAGGAAGAGGCGGTTTCTCCGGTGGGGGGCACCCACGGCGGACGCACGTAGACAAGTCCACTCCGCATCGAACCCGATGTGGGCAAGATCGGCGAGGACGTTGCCGTAGCCCATGCCAATGTGAGCTGCGACGTTTTCAAACACCCCGAGGCGGGGTCGTAGAACGCCAAGGGCGGCGGCGATGTGAGGCCAGATGTGCCGGGGATCGTTCACTCCTTTCCGCTGGCCGGCGGTGCTGAAAGGCTGGCAGGGGTAGCCGCCCACGATCACGTCGACCGGTTCGACACCGGTCCAGTCAGTAGCCGTGATGTCGCCGAGGTTGGGCACTTCGGGGTGGTGGTGAGCGAGGATGCGGGCGGGGCCAGGGTCGGGGTCTGCAACCCACGTGACCGTGCCGCCGAATACGGCCTGCACGGCCATGTCCAGGCCGCCGTATCCGGAGCACAGGGAGCCGATCCGCAGCGCCTGCCCGTCAGCCGTCCCATCCGCGGGACCCCCGCTCCGGTGCGGGGAGCCCGGAAGGGACCGGGTCAGAACGCCGGTGGTCACGCGGTAGTGCGCGGGACCTTCAGCGCGGCCCACTGGAGCGGGCCGGGCCACCCGTCGCACTCGTGCGGCGCGTCGCCGAGCTTGCGCTGCCACTTCCGGAAGCTTGCGCGGTCGGAGGACGTCCACTGCGGCCCGGGGCCCTCGCGGTAGGCGGAGCAGCCCTCCTCGACCAGGCGTCGGCCCATGGCGGTGATGATCGGTGAGTCGGGCGCGTCGCGGAACCACTGCTCACCGGGGAACGGCTCGAACCCATTGGCCCCGCGGTCCCGCCCGTGCTCGGCCCCGTCCTCGCTGGCCGGGATGTCATCCGTACTGGCCTCGTGGCCGAAGAACGTGATGCCGGACCGACCTCGCCAATCCGGGTCGGCCAGGACGACGCCCTCGGGGTAGTCGGGAATCCCGTAGCCGTGAATGTAGGAGCTGCGGCGGAGGCGGGTCTTCAGGTAGACACCATCGCCCTCGGCGGACCCGTTCGAGTTCGTGTTGCCTTCCACGGTGGTGATTTCGTCGTCCGTGTACGCGACGACAATGCCCGTGTGGGAGCCGCCGCCTGCGCCGAAGTAGACGATGCCGCCGATGACGGGGTAGTCGGTGTAGCGGTCGCGGTCCTGGAACCACTGGACGCCCTCCCAGCACGAGGCCGTGACGGGGGCCAGGTCTGCCGCACCGGCCTCCTGGAAGCACCAGCTCACGAACGTGTGGCACCAAGCTTCACCCTGGGCCCACTCAAGGCCGGGTACGGCCGGCGCGTACTTCTGGATGTTGTTCCAGTCACCGTCCTCGCGGCCTTCGTGGTACCCGATCTCATCACGGGCTGTATTGATCACATCAAGTGCAAGGGACATGCAAATGGCTCCTGTTGGGACATAAAAAGGCCCCGGCCGGATGCTGGCGCGGGGCGGGGGGAGGTAGGTGATGAGGGCAGCTCACGCTGGCCGGGTGCTGATCAGGCGTCGATGGCGAACCTGATGCTGTCCAAATAGATCCACTTCACCGGTGACTGCACCTGGGCTTGTAGCTGGCCCGGGTAGGGGTCAGTGCCGGACGTGACGTCGATGCGGATGCTGGAATTCTTGACCGCGTTGAAGCTGGTGGCGCAGATGAAAGAACGCATGTACTTCGGCCGTGCCTCCGGCGGCAGGACGGCCAGCAGCCAGCTGTCAGCGACGTTGAAGTCCTTGCCATCCTTGCGCTCTACGGAGCCGCTCAACTCGATCGTGCCGTTCACCAGGCGCCAGCGCGGGTTGCCGCCGTGCGCGGCGACGTCGGCGGGGAGGGGCAGGGGCTGCCAGGGGCCGGGCGACAAGGGCGTCCAGGTGCCGTTGGTGTAGATCTCCATGCGGTCTTCGGCCTGGAGGTAGGCCAGCTTTCCGGGGACGGCCCGTTCCGGGGACGCCGCGCGGGCGGCGGCGGTGGCGTAGACCGTCTGTGTCAGGGCGTACACCCGCTCGTCCACGATGTCCCGGGGGGCGATGGCGCCGGCCTGCGGGGCCACGGCTACCCGGCACAGGGGGACGTCGAAGACGCCGTCCTGCCCCTGGCTGAGTGCGGGGGGCTGGGGCTGGGCTGCCGGGGTGCCCTGGAGGTAGGCGATGGAGATGCGCTGGCCGGTGCGGGACAGGCGGACGGTGATTCGGTCGATGCGCGGCTGGGTGCCGACGTTGGCGGCGATCACCACGTGGCGCTCGGCGTCGGAGTAGTAGTGGAAGCCCTGGACTGTGGCGTGACCAGGTGCGATGTTGACGGTCATGTCCTGGCCGGTGGCCGTGGTGGCGAGGGGGTCGGCGGGATCGCTGGTGCGCGGGGCGCGGATGCCGTCGGTCTGCCACATGGACGTCATCTGCGACCACTGTTCGCTCGTGACGGTGGTGCCGGCGCCGCTGTCGAAGGGGAAGTAGTACTCGGCCAAGCGCGGGTTCCTTGATCAGTAGCGGGTGTTGAGGGCGTGTACGGCCTGCCACAGTCGCCGCACCTGGGTATAGAGGGCGGGGGTTTGGGTGGCGGCCTCGGTGCCGACGGTGGCCTGTACGGAGCTGGCGTCCGCGGTGTCCGTCAGGTGCACCTCGCGGACGGGGTGGACGAGGTCTGTGCCGGCGGTGGTGGTGACGGTGACCGTGTCACCCGTGCGGTAGTCGCGGCCGTACTGGCACTGCTCGGTGTCGACCGGCGCCAGGGACAGTTCGGCCTGCGCTCCACCCTGCTGAAGGGCGTTGGTGGCCGAGGTGCGCAGGGACCGGAACTGCTCGTCGGAGTCGTCCAGTCGCCCCGGAATGGCGGTGTCGCGCTGGTCTACGAACGTCTCCCCCACCCGGGCCCACTCGGCTTCGGCATCGGGGGCGGCCCATTGCCAGAAGAACCTGTCCTTGCCCTGCCCCTGAGCGGCGACGACGGCGCGCGTCGTGCGGGGCGCGGTGAGCTGGTAGGAGTACGAGCCGAGGTTGCCCAGGTCGGTTGAGAAGCGGACCGCTCCGCGTAGGTCGCGGGTGGTGCCGATCTGGAGGGCGAGGCGGGGCGTGGTGGGGTCGGGCTGGGTGATCCGCACGGCCAGGCCGGCTGTGGTGGCGAGGGTCTGTGTCGCGGACAGGAGGGTGTCGAAGCGCAGTGAGACCTTCGTGGCGTCGCCGAGGCCGGTGGTCAGACCGGGGTCCAGGCCCAGGACGCGCCGACCGGGCAGGGCGGCCGGTCCGGCGTTGGCGGCAACGAGGCGGTTGATGATGTCGCCGGCCGGGCCCGCGGCCGTCCAGTAGTCGACGCTGTAGCGGCCATTGCCGGTGTCGGGGGCGCGGGCGGGGTCGGGGAAGGCAAGGCGGGCCGCGAGTGCGGTGTTGTCGCAGACGCCGGAGAAGGTCAGTGTCCCGCCGCTGGTGGCTGACCAGTCGTCACGGATGCTGGTCAAGGGGCCGGTGAACAGGGGTTCGGGGGCGTCGTCGGACCAGATCATCACCCCGTGGCCGCTGGCAAAGAGCCCGGCATGGGGGTGGTCGGCGGGTAGGACGAGGGTCCAGGCGCCGACGTCGAGGTGGCGGACGATGACGTCCAGGGAAGTGTAGGAGTCGATCTGTCCGACACGGCGGAGGGCCGCGTCGCGGACGTCGACGCGGTAGCGCCGCAGGGTCAGGCTCCGAGGTGTCGTGGCTGATAGGTCAGGGTGACCGCGGACTCTTCCGACGCGCCGGTGGCGGTGAGGGAGATGACGTTCTCCCCGGGGACGAGCTGCCACAGGGAGGCCGGACCGGTGAGGTGGGGCCACAGGTTCTCGCCGCGGGTGCCGTCGGGGGTCTCCAGGTAGACGGCCTTGATGCCGGGGCGGGTGTCGATCAGGACCGTCCGTCCGGCGGGGATGCCGTAGGACAAGGTGAGCTGCTGGCCGGTGGTGCGGTTGGCCAGGCGGAGGGGGATGACGGGCTGGCCGGCGTCCTGCTGGCCGAGGGGTCCGGTGATCCGCCATACCGGCCACGCGTCCACGTCGGTGGTGGCCTGGACCGGCAGACCCTCGTCACCGATCACGCTCGGGGCGATCCGCAGGGGGAAGAAGGGGGTGGTGTGCGGTTCGCCGGTGGTGGTGGGGTCGAGGCGGGCGAGGGTGAGGTGGTCGACGTCCAGCGGGGTGGCGTCGGATTGGATCACCGGCCGCACCGTGGCCGTGCCGACGGGCATCGTGCCGGGGCCGGACTCCACCGGGTAGGCCACGCTGCTGTCGGCCGGGGAGGCGTTCTCGAGCGCCCGCCCTCGGGCGTAGCCGATGACGTCCACCCACCCGTCGGCGTCCAAGAGCGCGCGGCCGGCGGCGGTGATGAACCGAGTCCCACCATGCACCGGTGCACCGGCGGCAGTGAGGCCGGCCAGGCCGACCGATACGGACGTCTGCGCGTCGGCGGCGGCCTTGTTGCTGCGGCGGACCCGGGCGGTCAGCCGGTACAGGCTCGTCCCGTCGTAGGGGACCGCGGTCGTCGCCTCCGTCCGGACACCGGCGGCAAGGCGGGTGTACTGGCCGTCCGTGCCCCGGGGGTCGGTGAGGACCGTTCCGGCCGCGCCGGAGGAGGTCCAGGCGGAGGGGTTGTTCATGGTGTCGGACAGCAGCACTGTCCAGGACCCGGCGGGGTGGGAGAGGAACCCGGGCGCGCCGTAAACGCGGAAGGTCTCGGCTCGCTCGTCGCCGTACCAATAGGGGTCGGGGGCGGTGAGCTGGAGCCCGTACCGGGTGAAGGTCAGGCCGACGCCGTCGCTGCCCTCGTCGCCTTCCATGCCGGCGGTGTAGTGGACACGGATGCTGCGGGCGGTGCCGTCGGCCTCCGCCACCCGCAGCACGCACGGGCCCCGGTCGGCGACGAGGGCGGCGACGAAGCGCCGCTTCAGCGCCAGGAGTTCCGGGCGGGTGGGCGCCCACAGCAGCAGCGGGAGTTGGATGCGGCGGGAGGCGGCGCGGGTCTTGACCAGACGGCCGCCGTCCATCCCCGCGTACTCCGTGACCGTGGCCTGTACTGGCGGGGCGTCCATGCCGGTGGGGCCGGGGAGGATCGCGATGCAGGCCCCTTGGTGGGACAGGTCCGCGGTCAGAAGGAACTCTTGGCCACTGCCGGTGGTGAGCGTGACGCGGGGCGGGGCGTCGGCTGCGGCGTGCTCTGGTTCGGGGAGGATGCCGGCGGAGACGACGGCGGACGGTGAGTTCAGCGTGGCCAGTAAGCTCACGCGCCAACCCCCTTTCTTTCATGGGTGGTTGGCGCGTGGGCCGTACTGGTCAGGCGTACAGGGCGTCCGCGAATTTCAGCGCGGACACGATCTGCTGTTCCGTGGGGATGCCGGGTACGGCGTGCAGGTGAATGACCGGCGCCGCACCGGCAGTTGTGCCGTTCCCACCCGGGGAGTTGAGGCCCTTTGAGTCGGCGATCATGTCCCACTGGGTGGGCGTGAAAACGGGCTCTGGGCGGCCCAACCCGTTGTAGACGAGGGACAGGCCCGGGGGCAGGTAGCCGCCGGAGTCGTAGCCGCCCGGTCGATCCAGAGCGGACAGTGACCCATATCTATGCAAGGCGTAATTCAGGCCGGAATAGATATTGGCAAGTGGGTTGACGGAAGTCCCGTACAGGAACGGGCCCGTATTCCGAAAAGGCCCCGCATATGCATCGAAAGTCGGCCCAATTACCTGCATCAAACCGACGGACGGCGTACCGTCCTGCCAGTTGATATCCCAGGTATTGACGATGTTCGGATTTCCGCCCGATTCATCATTCATGCGGCGGAGGACAGTATCGAGCCAGGACGCCGGCTGCCCGAGCATGCTCAGGGCCTGGAGCACTTGCGGCGTCCAGCGGGTGACCCCGCTACCGCCGGTGTCACCCCCCATCTGCGGGCTTCCACCTGCGGAGAAGAAGCCCTTCACGAAGTCGGTGACGGTGTCCTTCAGGCCCATGACCGGCGTCCGGAACACCTCGCCGATCATCTGCGCCCACTTCGCCGCGTCCAGGCCGTCCAGGTCTCCGAGGACGGGTTTCAGCAGCGCATCCATGGCTTGGCCGGGGTTGGCCAGCATGTCCGCGGCACCCTTGACGCCGCGCCACGTCTTGGTGGCCTTGTCGCTCGTCCAGTCCCACGCCTTACCGGCGGATTCCTTGCCCCAGTCGAGGGCCGAGCCGAGAATTCCGCCCCTGGCGAGCATCTGCGTGCCGGCGGCTTGGAGGAGTCCGAGGGCGCGTGCCCGGTATCGGGGATCGGTCGGGATGACGTATTCCGGGTAGCGGGGATTTCCCTCGCCGACGATGGCCGTCGGGCGGTTGAAGACCCCGGGGCGGACCGGTAGAGGTCCGCCGGCGGCAAGCAGGGGAAGCTTTTCCATTTTCAGCTTGTCGCCGATGCCTGGGATCCAGCCGGTCAGGGTGTTCCAGATGTCAAGGACGCCCGAGTTCCATACGGTCCCGATCACGAAGTTGACCGGGTCCTTCGTGGCGCCCTCGATTTTCTTCCACGCAGTCGCGATCCCGTCCTTCGCGTGCGCGAAGGCGGAGGAGACTGCGCCGATTCCGTCCTTCAGGGCGTCGAATGCGGGCCGTATGCCGTTCTGCCACCCCCACGTGATGGCGTCGGATATCCAGCGCCACACCGGCTTGACGATGCTGTAGTACAGCCACGAGATCGCGGGGCCGAGGATGTCCTTCAGGAAGGAGGAGAACGCGCCGACCGCGGGCCGGATGACGTAGGTCCAGGCGGCGACGATCGCCGCACCGATCAGCGCGAAGGTGGGCTTCACGACGGCGTCGTAAAGAAGGACGATGACCGGCCACAGGATGTTCTTAATGAACGACCAGAAAAGCTGGAGGGTCGGCCAAATCACGTCCAGCCAGACCGTTTTGATGACCTGGCCGATGAGCTGGAACATGGGCCAGACAACGGCCTGGGCGAAGTCGCGGACGACCGGGAAGAGGCTGTTCGCGATGATCGACCACAGGGCCGACAGGACCGGCTGAAGCACTCCGGTCCACACTGCGAAGACGATCTGCCCGATCATCTGGAACGCGGGGACGACCGCGCCTTGCCACAGCCACAGGACGGCCGGAACGACCCGCGTCATGATGAAGTCGGCGAGCCAGGAGAACGCCGGCTGAACGTACGTCCCCCAGATAGTTGAAAACTGGACCGATATCCAGGCAAAAAAAGGGGAGAGCGTGGAGTTCCACAGCCACATGAAGGCCGGGACCACCCGGTCCATGACGATGCCCGCGATCCACGCGAACACCGGCTGAATAACCGTGGTCCAGGCGAGGAGGCAGGCCGCCTTGATGACGTCCCAGCACGCCGTCACCCCGTCGCGGAACCAGCCGAAGCGCTGCCAGAGGTAGACGACGGCCAGGCCCAGGGCGACGAGGGCACCGATCACCAGCAGGATCACGTCCATCGTCCAGCCGACAGGCGTGGCCTGGACGAGAAGCGCCATCGCCGTCGTGGCGGCGTTGACCAGCCATTCCGCGGCAGCGACGGCGCGCAGACCGAGGCTGATGGTGATCAGCGCAACGCCGATGGCCTCCAGGACGCCCGGCGGGACGAGGGAGACGAGGCGGGCGAGGTCGCCGACGAAGAGCAGCGTGACCCCGGACATCGGCTGAACGGCCGTCCAAACGTTGCCTAAAGTCGTGCCGATATCGCGGAGAATCCCGCCAACTACCGGGCCGTTCTGGCGAATTCGCGCAAGGAAGGCGGCGAAGCCGGGCGAGTCGCGGAGCCGGTCTCCCCACTCAGAGAAGCGTTTCGCCTGATCGACCAGGCGCTGAGTGAAGCTCTCCGTGTGCGGCAGGGCGGCGCCCAGCGCGCCCGCAAAGCCCTTGAAGAAGTACCCGAGTGCGATCCCGGTATTCCGGATGGCAGGCCGGATGGCCTGCGTCAGGTCATCACGGAAGCGATCCCAAAAAGGGGTCTTGAAGTCCGCCGCCGTGGCATCCATCAACTCCCGGGCACCGGCCGCCGCTTCGCGCACCAAGGGCGTGAAAGCGGGCAGGGATGCCCGCACGCCGTTGAGGCCGCGGGTGAAAAGCGGCATCACCTCCGGCTGAAGCGACGCCGACCAGTCCTTGAATCCCTCCTTCAGCGCCACGACGGCGTCGAAGGTGGCGCGGGCGGCCGGCGACAGCTCGTCGAGGGCGCGGCGGTACTTCTGCGCGGCAGTGTCCGCCGTCGACGTGGCGTCGGCCGTTTGCATGTGGGCCGCGGCCACCTGCCGCTCGGCGTTGGCGATCGTGTCGGCCGCCGCGGCCTGGGCCCGCGCCACACCGCGGACGGCGTCGGCTACCCGGGCCTGCGCGTCGGCAACGGCGCGGGCCTGGTCAGCGACGCGCTCGTGGGCCTGCGCGGCGGCGTCCTGCGCGCGCCGCACCCCCTCCGCGCCATCAACACCGGCCGCGTTCGCCCGGCGGGCGTCGGCCTCCAGACGCTTATGCGCGAGGGACTGTTCCTTCAGGCCCTGGACGGCCTGGTCGTAGGTGAGCTGGGCTTGATCCCGCTCCAACTGGCTTGCGGCGGGGTCGGCCCGGACCTTCTCCAGGTCCTGTTTGGCCTGCGTCAGGCGCAGCGTCGCCGCCCGCTCCGACAGGGCGGAGTCGGTGACCTGGTTGTTCAGGTCCTCCAGCTGCCGGACGGCGTCGGCACGGGCCCGGGTCAGCTCCTGCTGCGCGCGCCGCTCGTCGTCCTGGGCGCGGGTGAGCTGCTGCTCGGCGCGACGGACGCCGTCTTCGGCCTGGGTTACCTGCCGCTGTGCGGCGGCGATCTGCTCGGCAGCGTTGCGCTGCGCGGTGGCCAGGGCGCGAACGGCGCCTTCCTGCTGAAAAGCGCGCTGCGTCGCCTGGGCGGCGGCGCGGGCCCCGGTGTCGGTGGCCGCGGCGGCGGCGTCCTCAGCCGCCTTCTTGGCCTGGAGTGCCTGCGCGATCCCGATGATTGCCGGTGCGGCGACGGCGCCGAGGACGGCGAAGCCGGATGCGGCAACGACCGTGGCCGCGGCGAGGCCGGCGACCTGCCCGGCGAGGATTTCCGCGCCGGGGGCGGCGGCGAGTCCGGCGAGGGCGAGGGTGAGGCCCAGGGTCCCCAGCAGGGCTGGGGAGAAGTCGAAATCGATCCGCTTGCCGTCGAGGGCGTCGGCCTGCGCGCGGACCGCGGCCAGGGCGGCGGATGCTTGCGCGGCATCCACCCTCACGTCGATGTCCGCGTCCGAGGCGGCCAGGGCGGCCAGGCGGGCCTGGACGGCGTCGATCTGCGCCATGGCCGCGCCGGCGTCGACATCGATGCCGATCCGGGCCGTGGCAAGGGTGGTGAGCTGGGCGCGCAGCGTGGCGAGCTGAGCGCGGGCGGGTTCAGTGTCCGCCGTGATGTTGATCTCCGGCAGGGCGGCCTGCGCGGCCTGAACCTGGGCCCGCAGACGGCCGCCGAAACTGCCGTCGGTCTCCAGACGGACGACACCGGGACGGGCCGTAATCCGGTCGATCTCCTCGCGGACCGCGGCGAGGTGGGCGCGGGCAGCGGCGGTGTCCGCGCGGATCGTCACGTCCGGGTGCGCGGCGCCCAGGCGCAGAAGCTCGGCCTCCAGGGCCTCGGCTTCCGCACGGGCGGCCTCCGCGTCGATGTCGACCCCGACCGTCTTGCCGGCCAGGGCCTCCATGCGCACGCGCAGCGCCTGAAGGTCCGCGTCAGCCTCGGCCGTGTCCGCACCGATAGTGATCTTCGGCAGCGTCCGGAACGCTGCCTCCAACCGGGTCTTCAGCGACCGGGCGAACGCGCCGCCGGTCTGCTCGCCCTCGCGGGTGGCCTGCTGACGGGCCCGGGTGCCACCGGCGCGAACGGCGTCGGGGATGGCACGGCGAATCGCGGGGGCGAGGGCGGCGGCAATATCGCGGCCGAGGGTGGTGCCGATCTGCGCGCCGCCGCCCACACCGGCGGTCATGGCCTGCGTGAACGCCTGCCCGGCCAGGCGCCCGGCCTCCTGCCCTGCACTCGTGGCCGGTTCGGCAAGCGCCGTCCGCAAACGCTGGCCGATTCCCCGGGTGTTGGGGATGACCTGAACCTCGACAGAGCCGACAACGATTGCCACGGCGGCCCTCCTTACGTGCGGGAGTGACCGCCGACCCGGCGGACGTTGGTTCTATGACGACGACCCTTGACCGGTTGTCATAAAGGTTGATCAGGCAACGTCTGGCCGTGTGCTCGTCGCTGCACCGCCCATTTGTTCGCGTTCAGAGGGCGTCTGGCTCGTTCGGGGCACAAATCCGGGGTTACGCATGGTGCACGGGCGGGGAGGGGAAGCTCCTGCGGCTGGAGACGAGAGGCGCCTCGTGACCGGTCCCCGGGTGACGGACTGTGACGTAGGGCGCGAGATCGAATGGAGTTCACATGGGCGTCGGCGACGCGATCAGTACGGATGTTTTTGCCGTGGACCTGGGGAAGCTCCGGGTGGCCACCTACCAGGGCCTCAGCGGCCTAAGCTTTGGATCCGATGCCATTGAGGTGAAGAGTGTTACGCCAGATGGGCACCTGCTCACCCGGAAGAATCCCGTTGCCGAAGTGCTCCCGCACATCACCTTGACCCGGCCCATGGACCAGAACCCGGCGTGGATCGACTGGGTCAAGCAGACGGCAGCTGGCCAAGGGGGCGATTCGGCGCCGACGAACATCTCGATCTCGCTCCTTGACGGAAACAAGGCCCCGGTCAGGCGTGTCAACCTGATCAACGCCTGGGCCTCATCGTGGTCAGGGCCGACTCTGCAAGCCGGCAACACTGACCCGGCGATCGAGAAGGTAACGATCACCTACGAAGACATGACCATCGAGTGATGGCAGCTCTCCCGCCCCGAGTCCCCCACCGAGGCCAGCATTCGGCGAAGGTGCACTGTCACAGGACAGGCGTTACGCGGGCGGGCCGGGGTGGCCGTTGATGATCTGCAACAGCGTCTGCGCCGCCGCGTCGCTCATGCGCGGGCGGTGGGCGCGGGTGCGGGGGACACCGGGGCGCGGGACCGGCGAGGGCGGGTCCGGCTGTTTGCCGCCGCTGGTGTTGACCAGGGCGTAGTAGTGCGTGAGGCGGTTGACGGCGTCGATGGTCTGCGCGAGGAGCAGGTCAGTCTGCGACCAGCGGCCCCGGGACGGGTCGGCGCCCTCGGCCTGCGCGTCGAGGTCGGCGGGCGGCGCGTTGTTACGCAGGGCGGTCATGGTCGCTGCCTCGGGCGGGAGGTGCTCGATCATCACGCGTACCTGCCGCCAGGTGAGGCGGCCCCGGTGCAGATCCAGCAGGTCCGTACCGGGGTAGTAGCGGCGAAGGTCTGCCTCTACCGCTTCCGCGTGCTCTTCGAGGACCTGGTGCGTCCACTGGACTTTCCCAGCGCCTCGCCGCCGGCCTCGGCGACCTGCGCGACCCACTTGCCGATCTCGTCCTGCGTCGGGTCGCCCTCGTACCAGGCATCGACATCGTCGGGGTGAAGCACGCTCTCGGCGAAGCTGTCGAGGTCACCGGCGTTCAGGGCGCGCAGGTGGGAGGCGCGCCAGCGCTGGGAGGGCAGGGCGCGGACGGGGCGGCCGGCCAGTTCTGCCGGTACGTAGTCGCCGATGGCGTCGGTATCCTGGCCCTTGGTGGCGAGGTCGGTGTCGGGCAGGTCGTGCGTGGTCATGGAGGTGGGGCGTCCTTACTGGTTCAGTCGGCCGGGCCGGGGTGACACGAGGTGGCGGAGGAGGGGGCGTGGGGGCCGGGGTCGATCACGTCTTCGGGGCCGGCGGGTTCTCCTTGGGTGCCGTCGGGGCCTTCATGGAAAACACGTGGTAGACGGTGTTGTTGCTGGCGTCCGGATAGGCGGTGATCTTGATGTCGTATCCCGCCATCTCCTCGGATTTGTACTGGACGTCCGAGCGATCGGTGACCTCTCCGGCCGGCACGTAAAAGCCGCTCATGGTGTCGCCGTCGGCTACGAGGAAGTACCAGCTCCGGCGGTCTGGCGAAGGGCTCGCAGTCTCCGCGAACCGTGCCGTCCCGTCCTGGCCGGCGACGAGGTCGCCGACGGGGATACGGAACATGATCGACTTCACGATCAGGGAGTTGGTCTCCCACAGCGTCAGGCCGAAAGTTCGGACCGACTTCGTGATCTGAGTGCGAAAGGCGCTGGTCACGCCCCACGGCTGGAAGGACTTGATGTCCTCGTCCACGCCGTACTTCAGGCCGTCATCACTGATGGCGCCAAGTCCGGACCACGGGGCGGGGGGTGTGCCAAGAGTGGTGGGGCCGGGGGTGCCGAGCGGGGCGACCCACCCGCCCCCGTTGGCGCCGACCATGGCCAGGTCGGCGGCGCGGGTGATCTGTACCAAGGGGAACGTTCCTTCAGGTGAGCAAACCCCCGTAGCAGCCACGGGGATTGGGAGTAGGGGCGCCGTCAGGGGCGGGTGTGGAGGCGGACGGCGTAGGTCGCGCCGATCCGGGTCACGGCCTGGCTCGCCCATGGGCGCCAGGCGGGGGCGGCCACCGTTGCCGCGGAGGTGAACACGACGTCCGGGAGAGCCGAGCCGGGCAGGTCCGCTAGCAGCGCGGTACGGGCGCGGGTAGCCAGGTCGGCGGCGCCGGCCCGGGTGACCGCGAACGCATCGAGGTCGACCACTGCCAGGTCGAGGCGGAACCCGTCATCGCCGCCCCCGATGCGCTGGAGGCGCAGGAGGGGGACGGCGTGGTCCAGGTCGGCGGGGGTATCGGTGCACACCCGCACGCCCAGGTGGGGGGTGAGCCAGGCGATCAGGGCCGCTTCAGCGTCCGGCCACATCACGTGCCCCGGCCGTTGGTTGCGGCACGCAGGAGGGTGTGATGGGCAGGGGCACCGTCACCGCCGTACTCCACGAACCGGGCATGCCGCGCGGAGTTGATCACGGCGGCGCCCGTGCGGTCTTTGCGCACGCCCATCCGGCGCCGGGCCCACACCTCGAACGACCCCTTGTAGGTGCCGGAGTCCACCGGGGCGGTAGCTTCGGCCACCGCCTTGATCTCCTCCGCGTGCGACATCAAGGCCGCTGTGATCATGGAGGAGTCGAGGAGCTGACGGAGCCCCGTTCGGTTGATCTTCACCTTCGGTGGCACGACGAGGACCCCCTTCCTCTACAGCCTGTGGACAAGGGGCTAGCCCGTTACGCGGCGGGCGATGATCTGCACACCGGCGGTCGTTCCGGTCAGTGGGGAGTGGTACGCCTCCACCGGCCCGTGGACCGTGTAGGTCAGGCCGCGAATCCGTAGCCGGTCAGTGGGACGGACGTCGACGGTCGCGGGGGCGTAGATCGTCAGATGCTCGGTGACGGTGTCCTGGCCGCCCACGATTTCGCCGCCGGGGCCCGGGGCGATCGCGCATCCGGGCAACGGGTGCTCCGCGTCGGGGCCGCCAGCGTCGTTGCCGTAGATGTCCCGGACGGGCGGGCCGGGGCGCAGGACGGTGACCGTCTCCCCGAACCGGGGAGGGGGCAGGCTGATCACTGGTCGTACCACCACGGCAGATCCCATGACGCCGGGCGGCCGGGCGGTGCCCCCGCCCCGGGTGGAGTCGGGTTGATGCTGAAGGCGCCGCCGCGGCCGGCCATGAGCTTGAGGGACCGGCGTTCGTCCCGGGTCATGTACAGACCGGCCTGGGCGTGGGGTCGCTGGACACTGTACGGACCCACCGTCTCGGCCACGATGCCTTGGGGGTTGGCGTACGCGCGGGCGGCCACGGACAGCACGACGGCGCCGGCGCCCTCGGGCAAGGGGCTCACCACGGCCCGGCACAGGGCCTCGGCCTGGACGATGATCATCCGCGCACGGTCTTCCTGCACGTCCTGGCCGAGGAGGTCGGCGAGGTCTTGCGGCGTGACGACGGGCACCGATGATCACCGCCCTTGCCATCTGCGTAGGAGTTAGGCGGCCAGGGCGAAGTCGCCCTGCTTCGGTGCCTTCGGCGCGATGGCGGGCGCGGTGTAGGTGACGAACGCGCTCTTGTCGCCGATCGTGAACCCATAGTGGGCCTCGCACAGCATCAAGATCAGGTTCTCCTGGAAGGCGCTGTGGACGTGGCCGTCGGCGTCGACGTAGGTGCCGACGTCGGTTGTCTTGATCGTGATGTCCATGCCCACGCCGTAGACGGCCTGGTCCCAGTCGCCGGCGACCGCGCGAAGGCCCGTGTCGGCGGTGCTGCTCTGCCTGTTGAGCTTGCCGCCCACGCCCCGGTTGTAAGCAACGGGATAGCCGATGAGGGAACCGCGGGAAACGGTGCCCTGCCCGGCCGGATCCGGTACGAACATCGGGCGGCCGGTCGCGTCGGTGGCGAGCAGCAGCTCGGGCTTCAGGAGCGGGTCAGCCACGAAACCGGTGGTGTCGTAGCCAGCCGCGGCAACGCTCTTCAGGCCGGTGACCACATCGGCGTAAATACCGCCCTTGGACTGAGCAGTCGCGCCAAGAGCCACGGTGTTGGGCGTGGCGGTCAGATGGTCCTCAAACGGACCCTTCGCGCCGGCCATGGTCTTGCCGTGGATGGCCGCGTAGTCGAAGGCGCGGCCGAGTGCGGTGGGCAGGTCGCGCTGAAGCTGCGCGTACACGCCCGCCGCATTGGTCATGGCCACTTCGGCGCTGACGGGGACGAGGACGGCGACCTTCTTGCCGCGCATGGTCCGCACGGTCATGGAGGTGGAGCCGAGAGGCTTGGTGCCCGCCTCGTCGACCCAGTCCGCCAGGGGGACGTCGCCGGACACGGGGATCGCGGTCTCGGCGGTGAGGGAGAGCGGCACGCGCCGGGCAAGCTGCATGACGGCCGAGGACTCTACGGCGCGGTCGAAGATTGGGGCGGTGATCTCCGGCGGGAGGAGCTGGGAGGGGACACCGCGGGTCTGGATCGGGGTGGTGCTGGCGATGGCGCGACTTCCTTAGCGGTGGAGGGAGTTGTGGAGGAGCCCGGCGAACAGCGCGGCGGGGTCGGCGGCGGTGTGCTGGCCGGAGGAGCCTTGCGAGGGGTCAGGCGGCATGAGGCGGTGGCCGGCCGGTGTGGGGGTGAGGTCGGCCAGCAGTTCGTCCGCGTCGGCCTCCAGCTCCTCCTGGGTGGTGCCGACGAGGCGTGCGGCCTGTCGGGCGGTGAGGCCCTTGGAGTGCGCGACCTGCGCGCGGATCAACTCGGCGCGGGTCTGTTCGGCCAGGCGCTCCGCGGCCTCCGCGCGCTCCGTAAGTCGCTGGGCCTCGGTCTTACCGGCCTCCTGAAGCTGATGCAGTTGGGCGGCGGCGGGCTCCAGCTCGGCGACGCGCGCGACGTGGCCGGCTAGCTCGGCGGTAAGGCGCTCGATCTCCGCGCGGGCGGCAGTGGGGTCCTCCCACGAGCGCGGTGCATCGTCCTGGACAGCGGTCCCGTCCGGCGCGGTGGTGGGGTCAGGGTGGGGCATGAGTGACGACCTCCGGGCGTGCAAAAGGCCACGTCACAGGGGTGGGTGACAGGGCCGGGGGAAGGACAGGGCGGGCAGCGGAAGGCGGCCTTGCGGAACGGGGCAGGGGGTGTCAGGCGGTCGGGGCGGGGGCGCGGCCCCTGCCGTACTTCGTATCGAAAGCACGCCGGAAGGCTCGGAGCTTCTCCGTGCCGTACACGCCGTGGGAGGCGTCGTAGTACAGCTCTTCCCACTCGGCGACCTGCGGTTCGCCCTCGGACGCCCGGCCGCGGAAGACCGGCTCGGGGGTGCAGGCACAGCGGTCGTGGTACGGGTCGCCGGAACTGGTGCGCACCGCTCGGGTGCGGTCGCCGTAGATGAGTCCGCGGATGGCGAGGAGGGCACAGAAGGCGCAGCAGTTGCCGCCGGTCACGCGCACCCATCCGACCGCCTCGGGGTCCGCGCGGGTGGCTTGCTCGATCGTGCGGCGGCCGGCCTGCGCGGCGAGGCGCTGCACGGCGGCAAGGTCGCGTTCCTGCTGCGTGCGGCGCCACGCCTCCACGGCTTCCGCGCCGTCCTCAACTTGGGGCTGGGATGCGGCGGTCCGGCGCACAGCGTTGCGGGCGGCGGTGATCTGAGCCGCAGGCGGCGGGTCGGCCACCGTGGCAGTGAAGGAGCCCTTTACGTCTGCGGCCCGGCGGGCTTCGTCGTAGTAGTCGGCGGCGAGGGACGCGGAGGCCAGGCCGTATTTGTGGACCATGCGCGTGACGGTCGCCGACCACGCCCGTTCGGCCTCCGGGCCCGGGGGTGCGGCTCGGTGGCGCGCCCATGCCGTCATGTACTCCGTCCGCAGGACCCGTGACAGGGCTTCCTGCCTGCGGCGGTGTCCGTCGGCAAGCGCCCGAAGAATCTTCATGCGGCGGCCTGGTAGTCGGCCTTGCTGGCGCGGCTGTCGCTGGTGAGGGTGCGGGCGATCTGGTCCAGGGCGTCCCGGCCGGCGCTGCGGGCCCGGTCGGCGGCGATACGTTGCCGCTGGGCGCGGTCGATACCGGCCCGTTCCAGGGTGACCTCCGAGTCCGCCGGCAGGACCCCGGCGGCCACCAGTTTGGTGGTGGCGTCGGCCTGGGCGGCCACCGTCGGGGTGGAGGGGTCGCGCCACTGGACGTTGACGGTCGGCACGGGTGCGGTGGCGCCGGTGAGCTGGAGGGCGAGGCGCATCGCGCGCGACCACGGGCCGGAGAAACTCCGCTGGCGCCGCTCTGCCTTCTTGATCAGCCGGGCCTCCGCGCTGCGGATGGCCTCGGCGGAGGCGGGGTTGTCGGTGGTGTAGCCGAGCATGTGCGCGGGCAGGGCGGTGACGCCGGCGACGAGGCGGGCGTAGGTGTCGACAATGCGGCCGTAGACGCCCGGGTCGTAGGCCGGGAACTGCCCGACCTCGGGAACCGCGCCGTCTTCGTCGCGCTCCAGTGCGAGGTAGCGGCCGATGTAGGTCTCCCACGCGCTCCGCTGCGTGCCGTCCGGCCCCTGGAACGAGCCTTCCGAGGCACCGAGGACGTAGCGCTGCGGAGCGGCGAAGAACTCGCGGGCGATCTCCTGGCCCAGGAGGGTCCGGCACGCGGCGTCGGTCAGGGCGCGCACCTCTTCGGTGATCTCGGAGGAGCCGCGCCGGTCGGCGATCCGCTGCCGGTTGGCGAGGCGGATCACGGGGACCACGCCGAGGCTGTGTGGCTGCCGGTCGGCCACCGTCCACCCGGTCCCGGAGCCTTCCAGGTAGACCGTCTGATCGGGCAGGTAGAGGGTGGCGGATCTCTGGGAACCCGCGGTGATCAGGCGCAGGGCCGCGCGCACGGTGCGGGTCCGGACGTCGTAGTCCACGCTCATGTGCTGCGGCGACTCCACCGACACGAGCGGATCGCCCCACTCGTCAACGCCGACCGCGAGGTAGCTGCGGCCGTAGACCAGGGCGTCTTGGTGCGCGAGCTGCGATTCCACGGCGAGGTCGTTGGCGTCCCAGATGGCGCCCACCGCGGCCTCGGCCCCGGCATCGTCCGGGCATTTCAGGCTGTCAATGTCGAGGCGCTCGTCCAACGCGTCCACGATGATCCGCGGCCACCCCGTGACGGTACGGACTGCCTGGAGCGCCGGCGGCACGGCGATCCCGAGGTTCGCCATGCGGGACAGGCCGGTGAAGTAGTCGTCCAGCGTCCGCAGGCGCCATGTGTCCTCGGCCGCCGTGGCTACCATCCGGGACAGCGTGGCGGCCTCGGCGTCGGCGAGGGCGAGGGTGGGCAGGGCAGGGGTGGACAAGGTGCGTGGTCTCCTCGCTGCTATCCGAGGACGATGACCCGTCCCTTACCGCGCGCCCGGGGGCGCTTGCCGTACTTGCTGCTGTTGATGACGAGGCGGCGGAGCATGCGGGCGCCGATCATGCAGACGGCGAGGTCGATCTTCCGGGGGGAGGCCCGGTGTTCCTTGCCGATCGTGATGCCGAAGGCGTTCGTGCGTCTCCGCGCGTTGCGGACGTGGGTGCGCATGATCTTGTGGCCGTCGTGCGTCAACTGCCGTTCCAGGATGTCCACTTCAGCGCGTTCCACGGCGTGGGTGAATTCCTCCTGGCGGCGGCGGTCGCCGCCCATGTCCCACTCGACGGCATGCCGGCGGGTGCCGGTCGTCGTCGCGTGGACCAGGAGCCGGGCGCCGTACCGCTCTGCCCAGGCGTCGATGAAGCGGTCCCAGTAGCGGCTGCCGTCCACCTGGTCCTCGCCCGTGCCGGGGTCGGCGAAGAACGCCAGCACCCGGAACCTGTTGAAGGCGTTGTCCACTACCCCGTCGACGTCTTCGCGGGGGACGTTCCACACGTCGACCTGTGGCGGTCGCTGCCATACCCCGAGGGTGCTGACGTGGCCATCGGCCATGCGGCAGGCCACCAGGCCGGTGGCGTCGTCGCTCTTGGAGCAGTCGAGGAACAACACGACTTCGTCGCCGTCGGACAGGGTCAAGTCGGGCCGGGCGCAGGCATCCCACTCATAGGGCGCGCACCACGCGTCCTCTGCGGCAACGATCTGGTTGTACCAAAACCGCCGTGAACGGCTGGGCGGATTACGGACGTCGAGGATCGAGGCCACGATACGGTCGATGTCCAGCCAGGTGGCATCCCCGCGAACGGCCTCGATCACCTTCGGCGCCCATGCGGCTGTCAGCTTGGCACCGGGCGGGGCCTCCAGAGAGTCATAGAGAAGACCGGTGTCCACGGCGCGGCCGGCCTGCGCGTCCTCCCAAGCCTCCCGCGTCCGCTCCGCGACGCTGTTCTCCCCCGGCTCGTAAGCGTTCGTGATCGCGAGGGTTCGCGCGGAGCCGTCAGCCGATTTGGTGGCATTCCGTTCGATAACGGCTGCCATCTCGTGGCCCCCGTTGGTAGCCAGCCAGTGATGCGGCTCGTTGATCAAGCTCCAGGATGCCCTGGAGCCTTCCAAGGCACGGGGCGACGAGGTGACGGCCTCGATCCGGGCCCGGCCCTTGTGGGCATAGATGACCTCTTTGCCGAGGTCGATGGAGTACTCCTCGATGGCCCGCGGGCTGAAGAGCCCCGGGAAGACCATCATGGTGTTGCGGGTCTGCGACTGCGTGACCGCCGCGAGCATCACCCAAGGCTCTGGATGGGGCTGCCCGAGGGGCTGCCCCTCCGGAACCCCGGAGGGATCGTTGGGACCGGCGACACGGCCCGACGGCCGACACGGGCCCACGAACTCCACCGCGGCGTAGGTCGCGGCGAGCGGGTCTTTCCCGTGGCCCTTCAACCGCTGGAACACCGCGTCCCGGTAGAGGAATCGATTCGTCTCCGGGGAGACGGCGTAGTACCAGAGAGTGAAACGTGCCTGTTCCGGGGTGTACCTCCAGGGCGTTCCAGCGGAGTGCTGGAGATACTCAGCGGTCCACGACAGGACGTGCCAGCCCAGCGAGAACTCCGGTAGGACGAACCGCCCGTCGGGCCCGCGGCGCCACGTCGGGCCGATGACCACCGGCTCGATGACGTCCGGGGGAAGATCCTCTTCGGAGGGGGCGGTCGCGGCGACCACCCCCTCCGGGAGTCAGGCGTCAGGCGCCGAGGGCGGCCCGGTAGTCCGCGATGGCGGTCACGCCGGCCGGGTTCTCCTCCTCGGCGGGCGCCCGCTCCAGCTCAACGCGCACGCGGCGTCGGGCACCTTCGGTGGTCAGGAGTTCCGTCATGGCAGAGGAGACTGCGGCGAAGAGCTGGGCAGAGAACCGGCCGGCGGCAAGGTTCCGGGACATGGCCTCGGCGACGTACCGGGCGGTGGCCACGTCGGACGGCTCGTAGAACTGGGACTGCCCGGAGGCGCCCAGGGAGAGGTACCAGTCACAGGCAATGGCGTGCCAACTCGCGTCAGGGTCGGGCCACTCGACCACACCGGAAGCGGACGCAGTGCGCACCGGTTCGGCGCCGTCCTTGTTGCGGCGGCGCCGCTCTGTTGAACGCTTCGGCACGGGTCCGCGGGTGCCCACGCGATCACCTCCGACTGCTTGTGTTCAGAGAAAGAGGGAGCGGGAGACCGCCCGCCTTACGCCCCTGTCGGCCGCACCAGAGGTGCGAGCTACTCGTGGGGACGGGCGGTTCCCGCGCGTTGCCTCACGACCTCGGCAGGCCACCCCGAGTAGCGGCGGGATGCGTGATGCACGGGCAACGTGGTCAAGGCCCCGGTTCACGGGCTCGGAAACCCGTACAGAAAGACAGGTGCATTGCCCATCGCCCTGGGTCGGAACCGGGGAGGGGGGTCACCCCCCAGGGGGTAGTCACACAGAGTTACCCCAGTCGGCCGGGGTGGGGGTCGTCGGGGCGGCGCCGGCCGGGGCGGCGGGCGCGGCCGGCGGCGCCCTCGGCCGCGCTCTTCTGGGCGTGGCAGGGGCCGCATACGCCCTGTAGAGCCCGGTCGCGGTGGTCGTCGGTCATGGCCTGGACGTGGTCGACCTGAGTCGAACGACGGATGCCACAGATGCGGCATACCGGGTCGCGCGCCAGGACCCGGGCCCGGATCACCGACCAGTTCCCGGGTAGGCGAGCGGCGCGGTTGCTGGTGTGCCAGGGCAGGGGCCGTCACCTCCGGGTGTCGGTGACGGTGGGAATTGGGCCCGGGTCTTTCCTGTGGAGCCTTCGAGAGCCGGTCCGGTGCGCCGAGAGGCAGAAGGGCTTTTCACCCAACAGACGCAGTCCGGGCTGCGAGTCGTCCGTAGCCGGGTCAGAATCCGACGGGGTGGGGAACGAACAGGACCACCTGGGACAGGCGCTGGTGTGCGTCATGCGCGCCCGCACGGAAGGGAACCACTATGCCCGGATTGACGGGATGGTCGGGATGGAAGGCCAACGATCCCGACAGCACCATTCAGGCGGTCGCGGACAGTTCCGGGGGCCACTGGACGGCTGGACAGCTGAAGAACGACCCTTACGGGTTCCATCGCATGATGTTCGAGAACTGGTCGGACGAGCGGCTGACCGACCTGTATCACAAGATGCAGGACTCGCCGGGCACCAATGCTCTGCCCGGCGGCTCGCTGCCGCTGTTCATCCGGGAGGTCCGCAAGATGAGCCTCGGCGACATCATCTGGCGGCCTCGCCCGGGCGAGATGGAGAAGTCGCCGAACAACCCCTGACGGCCACGACGAGTACACCATCCGGAAGCTCTACTAGTGCCCGCCCCCGGGTTCGAACCGGGATCTCTGCGGCATAACCGAGCCGATTGGCTGCGCATTGGCCGCGCACCTCTCCCTTGGGTCAGGCGGGCGTGTAAGGAGTCCGCACGGGCTTGCGACCCCGTTCGGCTCGCCCTCGATGTCGAGGACCGGTTACTAGTGGGCGGTGCGGACTCCCTGGTGATCCCGGCCGGAGTCGAACCGGCTCACCCGTGCGGTGCGGGTGCCTCCCCGGAGGCAGGGACCGGCTACCCCGGTGGGCGCAGTGGTGGGTCAGGGAGTCGACAGTGAGGCGGTGGCCTTGCGGGGGTCGCCCTTGATGAAGGTCAGTACGTACTGGTGGTGTCTGCCCATCTTGCGGGACGCGCGCCATTGGGCACCGAGTCGCATGGGGACGGTGCCGAGGGTGTTGACCAAGATCGCGTCGTTGTAGAGGCGGGCGCCGGCCGCTTCGTGTGCGGCAATGGTGAGCGGCACAAGGCCGCGGGCGGTGCCCGTGCTGTTGCGAACCTCGCCCACAACCCAGGTGGCGAACCGGTCGCGCGCGAGACAGCGGACGGTTTCGGCGATGATCGCGCTGTACGCCTCAGCGAACGTCGCCCACCTCATGGTGGACAGGTCGGCTGGATGATCGCTGTATCGCTCAAGGTCGTGGTACGGCGGACAGGTGAAGACGTAGTCCGCGTGGGCCGTGGGCAGTTCGGGGAGTTCTTCGAGTGCGTCGCCGTGAATCCATCGGGGTTCGGAGGCGAGTAGGTCGCGGGCGCGCCAGTCTGCGGCGGCTTCCTCGTTGGCGTCGATTTGGACGGGCGACAGGTCAATACCGGTGTACCGGAAGCCGCCGTTGGCGGCGACGAGGCCGCGCACGGAGCCGCCGGCGAAGGGGTCGAGGATTTGCCCGCCGTCCGGGCAGTACCAGGTGTAGGACGCCTCTGCGAGGACGGGATCGAAGGTGGAGAGTCCGCCGTTGACGTCGGCGAGCTTCCGGCCGAAGGAACCGCCGGTGTTGAACGTGGTGACGTCGCGTCCTCGTCGGCTGTGCAGCCCGAGGTCTTCCCAGGCGCGGCGGCGGTCTCGCCATGGGCCCAGGTCTGTCCGGAGGACGGAGAACGGCTGTATGCCCGGCAGGGCGCGCCCGGTGGTCACGGGGGCGGCGTCGATCAGGGCGAGTTGAGACACGGGGCGCGGCCTTTCGTGCAGGCGCTCACGCTGCCGTGGTGCCCCGCTGGGTCACGTAGTCGCGGACTTCGCGCAGGTCGACCAGGGCCCGGCCGGCTTGGTCGTAGCCGGACCGTCGGACGTGGCCGCGGTGGATCCACTGGCGGACCGTGGCGGGTGTGACGTGGAAGTGGTGGGCGGCGGCGACGGTGTCGCAGATAAGGGGAGTGGTTGGGGACACGTGCGTCTGCCTCCGCCTGGGTACGAGAAAGCCCCTCCGGCCGGGGGGGGAGGGGCCGGAGGGGCTTTCTGGCTTTCGCACCGGTATGCGGACATACGGGGGGTGCTGCGATTGAGTGTGACACGGCCGGAGGGGATCCCCAAATACCCCTGCTGGTCAGACGGCTAGGGCGAGCGCTGCGCCCAGGTCGATGGCGTCCCAGGTGGTTCGGCACCACCGGCACGTGACGGTGGCCGCTCCGGGGACGTAGCGCAGGACGGCGCCGCACGCCTGCGCGGGGTCGTCGGGTGCGGGGGCGGGGCAGTGCCCGATGCGCCGGGCGCGCTTGCCGGGGTCCAGGAGCCCGGTTGCGTCGCTGTGAAGGTCGGCGATCTCCTGGGCGAAATCGTCTATCGCCAAGTGCTGTTCGACGGCCCAGGGCAGGTTGGTCCGCAGGGCGGCGGCGGCCTCGGCAAGTGGATCGGTGCGGTACGTGGGGGACGGCCATTGGAGGTGGTCGTGCCAGTCGGCGAGCCAGGTGTCCAGCACAGCCGCGGCGGCGGTGATGCGGTCGAGGATGTCGAGGCGGATCGGGGCCGGCGGTTCGGCGCTGGAGCGGGCGATGGGTCCGTCCAGCGCGCGACGGGATCCGGGGGTCAGGAGTCCATGAAGATCGTGGATCAGGTCCGGGAGGTGGTCGAGGTGGTCGGCGATCCGCCGTTCGCACTGACGGCACGCAAATCGGTGCCACTCGTCGGCCCACAGGGGGCGGTGGCAGATGGTGCAGGTGGGGCGGTTGGGGTCGGTCATGGTGTGCGTCCTCCTTGCTGCCGACGGGGTCAGGCTGCGATCTGGGCTATGGCGTGGCCTGGGGCGATGTCGCCGGCGCACAAGTCCCGCAGCGTGATGACGATCTCCGTGCGCCGGTGGGTGGTGCACAGGAGGGTGTCGGCGATGTGGGCGGCGGTGGCGAGGCGCTCGTAAAGGTCGTCCAGGCCGTCGTCGGTGATGGTGGTGGCGGTGGATCTGGTCATGCGGCGGCGGCTTCCGTGCGTGCGACGTGACGTCGGGAGGTGGGGCGGTAGGCGTGCTCCGCTTCGGTGCGACCGCCCCAGATGCCCCACTCCCTGTGCTCGCGGGCCCAGGCACCGCAGGTAGAGCGGATGGCACAGCCGGAGCAGACCTCCTTGGCCGCGGCGACTCGCTCGGCGTACTCCTTCGGCAGCTCTTGCCGGTCGGGTGGGAAGAAGAGGGCGGGGGCGGTCGCGCAGGGGACGCGGTACTCATTGCTGCGGGGGACGTAGGGCGGTGGGGTGATTTTGATCGGCGGCACGCGGTTCCTGTGGGTGCTTGTTGGCGGGGCGGGGCGGGGTAGAACCGGCCCCGCGGGTTCGAATGGCTGTACGGCTCCGTGTGGGGCGTTTACGGACGCCTGCCGGTCATAGGTCGCGATTGCGGGTGCGGGGCCGCGGGAGGGGCCGTTGTGGCCGTTGTTGACCTTGGTGGGGTAGAAGCGGCGGGAGAGGCTGGAGAGGTAGACGTGGAATCCGATGTGGCGGGCGCCGTCTTTCTCGCACTCCCCCGGCTGGTCAAGGGCGGAGTTCCTTCGGGACGTGGCGGCCGGTGGCGGCGAGTAGTTCGGCGAGGGGACGGCGGCGGGTGGTGGGGTCGGCGGCGCGGATGCGCTGGGCGCGGACGGCGGCGAGGTAGGCGGGGATGTCGTCAGGGTCTGCGTCGGGTATCTCCGGGTGCTGGCCGGGGCCGTGGATGTGGCGGGAGCGGCCGGCGCGCAGTTCGCGCACCTTCGCCGTGATCTCGCCTACGGCCACGAAGGCTTTGCCGCTGTCCACGAGGGCGATGACGGCGGCGCGGGCGTCGGCGAGGTTGTAGGGGGCGAGGACGTCGTGCCAGGCGTCGGGGGTGTACTCGTCGAAGCGCTGGCCGGGGCAGATGGCGCGGACATAGCGAGTCAGGGCCACGGTTTCTTCGGGGGTCACGAGATCAGGGCTTTCTGTGCGTCGGTCTCGGCAGCGTCTTCGGCGGCCATGCGGGCGCGGGCGCGGTCCAGGGCGCGGGCGAACTGGTCGTCGCTGGCGGCTTGGTGCCGGTCCACGAAGGGGCCGGGGAGGGGTGCGGCGGGTGCGTCGGCGGGGGTGTCGGGGAGGGCATCCCAGACCTTCAGCAGGTAACGAATGGTGCGTGGCGGGTTGGCGGGGTTCCATGCACGGCGTGCGGCGTCCACGAGCCGGTCGGCGGGGATGCGGTCGAGGTGTCTGCGGAGTGCCTCGCGGTCGCTGCTGTCGGTTCGCCATCCCACGTGGCATCCGGCCGCGGTGAGTTGATCGGCGAGGGGTTGTGCGAAGGCGGGGACGCCGGCCGCCTCCGGCCCGGCCGGTGTGCGCTGTGGGGGGTGAAGGGGGGACTGTTCTATCCCGGTAGGGATAGAACTTGGGTCGGGACGGGTCGGGTCTACGTGCGCGCCCGCGAGGCGTCCGGCGTGACGCACCTCTTTGACCTGCGGCGCTGCCGGAAAACGGGGGGTCGAATCGGCGTCGTTTCGCGTGCGCTTCGGACGTGAAGCGGGTGTGGTTCGTGCGCGGTTCGCGTCCGGAGCAGCGGCGGTTTTTGCCGCTCGTACCTGCCGCTGGCGCTCGGCTGCTCGCTCGCGGTCGGCTTCGACGCGGGATCTGGAGGGGTTGGAGGCGAGGAAGTCGTGGACGAGGTAGTCGCCGGGGTCCGGCTGCGGGCAGCGCACGCACTCGTGCCCGGCGGTGTGCAGCAGCCCGACGGCGGACAGCTTGCGGATCTGCGGCGCGGTCCCGTACTCACGCACGACCGCCCCCGGGATGACGCCGTCCGTCAGGTGCTGACCTGCATACGAAATGACCCTCACCAGCAGCCCGGCGGCGGCGTTGCCTGCCCGGATGATCTTCGGGTGTGAGTGGAAGCCATCGTCCAGCCGCGCCCACATGTTCTGTTCCCCTCCCCTGGTCCTGACTGATTGCACGCGGCCCGCCCGGTCACCGGGCGGGCGTGTTCACGCCGCGGGTGCTGTCTCCTCCGGCGCCGCGGTGATGCGGTAGACGGTGATGCGGTGGCCGTGCGTCGCCGGCGCCGTGCTCGGCACCGTCCGGCCGGTGGCGGTGATCGCGCCGGAGGCGGCCAGGCCGCGCACCGCGGCGCCGAGGAGGCCGTGGGGCAGGTCGTCCGGAAGCTGACGGCGGAAGTCGTTGGCGGAGAACTCCCCTTCCGTCAGGCCGTGGTCGAGGATGAGTTCCTGCACCAGGGCGAGTTGGTCGCGACCGGCCGCCGCGCGGATGCGGGCGAGGAGGCGGTTGGCGCGCCGCTGGGCGCGGAACTGGTCGAGGTGCACCGCGCCCGGCGGGGCGGCTTCCTCGGGCGTGGTCGCGGCGTCGTCCCGAACGGTGTGGACGGCGGCGGCCGGCGTGGAGCTGGTCATGCTGTTGCCTTCATGTAGGTGCGGTTGGGGATGAGGGACCGGGTACTGCCGTCGGGACGCACGGACCGGGTGGCGATCTTCTGTCCGGCCGCGCGGCAGTGGCGGGCATCGCCCATGACGGCCAGGACGGCGGTGGCGAGGTCTGTTTTCCGGGCGTCGGCACGCTGGGCGTCGAGGACCGCGGACCGGTACGCCTCGGCGAGGTCCGGAGCTATGTCGACGTCACCCACCGGTTCCGGCACGCGCCCGGAATTTGGGGGCGGGGCCGGGCGCTCGTCCGCCGGCGGCGGCTCGCCCGCGGCCACGCTCCGCAGGAACTCGGCTGCCGACTCCCGCAGCACTTCAGCCTCGGCAGCGTCGTAAGGGACGGTGTATTCGCGGTAGTCCTGTCCTGCCACCAGGACCGCCACGTGTGCGACGTCGAGGCCGAGGGTGTCGAGCTGCCACAGGACTTGGCAGCGGTAGTAGAGGGGAACGCCGCCGGCCCAGTCCTCTTCGTAGCGGCTGGTCTTGATCTCCAGCAGGGACGCCGGCCCGCCGTCGGCGGGGGTGAGGATGCGGTCCGGGGTGGCGCGCTGCCAGCCCCGGGCCCGGTTGGCCCACGTGCCCGTGGTGTGGACGGCGAGGTCCGGGTGGGTTTCCGCGAAGACGTCGGCGATCACGGGCTCCAGGCGGGTGCCCCACTTCATGGCGACCGTTGATGCGACCGTCTTTGCCGGGACGGTCCCGGCCTTCCGGTGCCACAGGGACGCGCGGGTCCGCCAGGGCGAAAGTCCCATGACGGCCGCAACTTCTGTGGCGGTGATGACGAGACCCGAGCGGGCGCGGTCCCACTCGGCCGTGCCCGGGGCGAAGGTGCCCAGGAGACGGGCGGCGGGTATCTGCGGTGTAGTCATCGGATGTCACCCCCGCGGTGCCGGCCGCGTCGGCGGCCGGGCATGCCCTCGGTACGGATGAGCCACGCCGAGGTCGCCCCGCCGACGAGCAGGGACCCGACGATGACCCAGGCGGTCATGCCGCCCACCGCTCACTCACGCGACGGCCGGACCGGTCGCGCTTCGGCCGCGCCTGGTTGAGCGGGTTCAACTCCGGGTTCGACCGGGAGTCGGCCGCCTCACACGCGTCCAAGTAGGCATCGAGTTCAACGAGCCGGTAGACAACGTGGCCTTCCATGCGGAAGGACTTGGGCCCGCGGCGGCGGTGACGCCAGGTACGCAGGGTCGGGATGGCCACGCCGAGGTAGGCGGCGGCCTGCGCGGTGCGCAGGACAGCGGGCCGGATGACGTCTGCATGGGCCGCGGATGAGGCGATGACGGCGCCAGTGATCACAAAACCCCCCTGGGTTCAGCGGGGGCCTTGTTGCCCCCCGCGCCATCAACTTAGACAACGAAAGACAACGAAACAAGCGTTAAAAGCCATTCGATTGACATCGATGGCCCCATGGCGTTCCATGGCGTTGCGGCGCGTTTCGACGCGTTGCAGATCAAGAGAAGGGGGACGTACTTTGACCACGACCGGGGAAACCACGGCTAGCCAACGACGGGGCAAGGATCGTGACCGACATGCCACAAGAGCGCTGGCCGATACTCAGCGCCGCCCTGCGCCAGGAGCGGGAACGCCAGGGCCTGAGCCAGCAGGAACTCGCCGAACGCGCCGGCGTGTCCGTGGGCAGCGTGAAGAACGCCGAGCGAGGTACCGCCCCGAAAGGTCGGCGGCCGTACACCCTGACACTCATCGCGACCGCGCTGGGCTGGGCGCCCAGTTGCGTCGACGACGTTCTATCCGGCATGCCTGCCCCGACCTCGGCCCCCGAGGTATCTGTGGTTGCACCCGTGGTGGAGGCGGAGCTGAAGCCCGCCATGAGCGGAATCGATGAGGTCGCCCGAGCCATGTACGGCGCACTCAAGTTCCAGATGGCATGTCAGCAGCACGGAGCCCCGCCGGAGGCGATCGCAGATTTTGAGGCAGCCACCCAAAGGCTCCTCGCCTTCACCATGCGCGCGCAGTCGGAGCGCCCACGGCTGACCCAGGAGCATTTCGAGGCGGTTGCACATTCCGCCAAGGGCGACGGAGGTCCCGAGAGCGACCGCAGCGCGGTGGACGAGGCCGTTCGCCGGTTTGACGGCGAAAACCTGTAAACCTGTAACAGGTTCGTCCCAAGCACAACCCCATTTCAAGCAAATACCACTGTAAATGCCACTTGCACGCATCTGTGTAGCCGATTCATGATCGGACGGCCGCTTAACAGCTTGAAATGGGGGGGCGAATGATGACCCATGCCTACAACCGGAAGGCCGCAACGGCACGGCTTTCCCCTGACCCCGTGTGCGCCCGCGTGCCCGAATCTGCCGGGGAGCCCTACTCCCCCTTGGAGCGGGCTGAGCAGCTTGGCCTGCACGTCCGGTACGCGGAGCTGTCCGACTCATGGGCGTGGTGGGTCCCGTCCCGTCGTCTGATCCTCCTTGCCAACCGGCTTACGGCCGTCCAAGAGCGGTGCGCGCTCGCCCACGAGGTTGAGCACGCACACCGCGGTGACGTCGACTGCCGCGCGGTTGAACACCCCGCCGCCCACATCTGGGGCCGCCGACAGGAAAGCCGCGCCGATGAGGCTGCGGCCCGTCGGCTGATCTCCACCGCTGCCCTTGAGGCCGCGATGCGCTGGGCGGATTCCTACGAAGAAGCAGCGCAGGAGCTGCAAGTCACGGAGCACATGCTTCGGGTGCGGCTCCGCCTTCACAGAAGAGACCTTGAGTGCCTGGATACATTGAGGATCGCTGGCTGACCAAGAAGAAAGACCCGGTCACCGGCAAGCGCAAGCGGACTGCCCGTTACGGGAAAGGCATGCGATACCGGGTGGCTGGCATACCCGGTATCGCGGACCGGTCGTTCGAGCTGGAGAGCGACGCTAAGACGTGGCTCTCCACCTCTCAGACGGATGTAAGCCGCGGCACCTTCGCCGACCCGCGCGACGGCCTCATCACCCTCTCCGAGTACATCACCACCGTGTGGTTGGAGGGCAAAGGTGGCACGGAAAAGAGCTCGCGGAACGTCCGCCACCAGCTCAACCACATCCACAACTTCGTCGGCCACCTGTCCCTGATTCACATCGATGCCGCGGTGGTGCGTAAGTTCATCGTCCAGTTGGACAAGGTGGCCAAGCTTGCCAACACCTATGCACACAGCATCTGTTCGACGCTGCGAAACATCCTCGATGTCGCGGTGGACGATAAGCGCATTGCGCAGAACCCGGCTCGATCCAAGTCGGTAGTCTTCCCGTCGAAGAAGATCAAGGAGAAGCGGGAAGCGTGGGCCGCGGCGGTCGTCCGGCGGGTCCTGGCGGCGATCTCCCCCCGCCATCGCCTGTCAGTCGTGCTCGGCACCGGGTGCGGCCTGCGGCAGGGCGAGGTCTTCGGTCTCGCGGAAGAGGACTTCGACTTCGAGCAGCATGTGATCCATGTGCGCCGGCAGGTGCAGATGATCAACAACAAGATCTTCTACAAGCTCCCCAAGGGCGAGAAGACCCGCGTCGTCCCCATGGCCCCCTCCGTCGAGGCGGAGGCGCGTGATCACATGGCGAAGTTTCCGCCCGTCGCGGTAGAGCTGCCGTGGGGCGAATCGACCGCCCCGGAGACGCAGACCCACCGCCTGGTGATGACCACGGTCAACGGGGCGGCGAACAACTTCAACACCTGGAACCTGCGCACCTGGAAACCGGCCCTCGTCAAAGCCGGCGTGATCCCCGCTCCGCCCTCGGGAGCCCGGCGCGGGACGTTCAAGATGCCCCGCAAGTTCGGCTTCCACGTCACGCGCCACACGTACGCCTCCACCGTGCTCCAGGGCGGCGAGGACATCGTCACGCTGTCTCACTGGCTCGGCCACGAGACGCCTACGATCACGTTCGAGCACTACGCGCACTTCATGCCGCAGTCCGGCAAGAAGGGGGCCGACGCCGTCGACCGCATGATGGGCTACGTCCCGCCCGCGGCGCCCGCTGCTCCCCCGGCGCTGAAACTCCCCAGATTCTCCCCAGAGCACATCTGGAAGCCCTACCCGCACCACAAACCCGCAGGTCAGGCAGTGCGAGTAGGGGGGACGGCTCGAGTCTCCCCCCTCTTGACTCGAGCCGTCGTGGCCGGACGCGCGACCCCCGCACGAATGACCACTCGGTCAAGGCTAGTTGACTCAGCGTCAGTGTCCAATCACACCGGCGACACCGCCCTATCGACTTATTTATAG